AGCTGGAGTCACTTTAAAGATAGGAGCCAGTCTTAAAGATTACATAAATGAAAAAGGTTCTTGGAAATTCTTAGATGAATATGCTGCTTTCTTAAATGAGCATACTGCTTGGTATAGACCAATGACTCCACACAAAGTGATGATGTGGCAGCAGAAGATTGAAGTAAGAAAAGGAGATAGAAAGAATGAAGTAGGTCTTAAAGGTACAATGCAAGGCATGTCATTTGAGAAAGATCCTACAAATGGTGTAGGGGGTCCAGTAAAGTTCTTTTTTCATGAAGAGGCAGGTATTGCACCAAAGATGGATCAAACATATGAGTATATGAGACCAGCAATGAGATCTGGTTTAATTACTACAGGTATGTTTATAGCTGCAGGATCAGTGGGAGATTTATCTCAGTGCAATCCTCTTAAGGATATGATCTTAAATCCTACATCTAAAGATATCTATGCTGTTGAAACAGATCTTATAGATGATAAAGGTACAACAGGTCTTTCAGGTTTGTTTATTCCTGAGCAATGGTCAATGCCTCCTCATATAGATGAGTATGGTAACTCACTTGTAGAAGATGCATTAGAAGCTCTTGAAAAACAATTTAAACAATGGAAGGATGAGCTTGCACCTGAAGATTACCAGTTGAGAATATCTCAGCATCCAAGAAATATTAGAGAAGCTTTTGCACATAGAACTGTATCTGTATTTCCTCCACATCTTCTTGCAGCACAGGAAAGAAGAATAGAAGAAAAAGAGTATGGCTATGAATTTTTAAATATTTCTACAGATGTTGATGGTAAACCTGAAGTTACCAAAAGCAATAAAAGGCCTATAATGGAATTTCCAATAAACAAAAAAACAGAAGATAAAACGGGATGTCTTGTTGTTTGGGAAAGACCTGTTAAAGATCCAGAGTTTGGACAATATTATGCATCTATTGACCCTGTATCAGAAGGAAAAACAACTACTTCAGAGTCATTGTGTTCTATTTATGTAATGAAAGCACCAATACAAGTTACAAAACATACAGGTGCAGAAACAGAAATTTATATAGAACAAGGTAAGATTGTAGCAGCCTGGTGTGGTAGATATGATGATATTAATCAAACACACAAACAACTAGAACTTATTATTGAATGGTATAATGCTTGGGCACTTGTAGAGAATAACATATCATTGTTTATTCAGTACATGATATCTAGAAAAAAACAAAGATATTTAGTTCCCAAAAATCAGATTATGTTTTTAAAAGATTTAAGCTCTAACAATAATGTTTTTCAAGAATATGGTTGGAAAAACACAGGAACATTATTTAAAGCTCATTTACTTAGTTATGCCATAGAATATACTAAAGAGGAATTAGATCAAGAAACAAAAACTGATGGTACAGTTGTAAAAACAACATATGGTATTGAACGTATACCAGATCCAATGCTTATTAAAGAAATGAGAGAATATGCAGATGGAGTTAACGTGGATAGGCTAGTTTCATTTGCTGCACTTGTTGCTTTTATGAAAATACAGGAATCTAATAGAGGTTATGCAAAAAAGACAATAATGGATGACACAGCTAAAAACTTGCAAAAGTCAGAAAATTTATTTAAATTAAATAAGAGTCTATTCAGGCATATGGGAGGTAAAACAAAAACTATAAATGCTGGTCCTCAGAGATCTGCATTTAAACATATTAAATAATGAGTCATGCAAATATATAACGCATTACAGTTAAAAAAAGGAGCTAAAACAGAACAAAATAGATTGGGTAGTATTACTCAACCTCTACAGTTCTTACCCAAAAAAGATAAAACTGAAGAGTGGGCTGCATGGAATCTTGATTGGTTAGAATGGCAGGGATTAAAACAAATCCGTAGAAATGCCAGAAGGTTAATGAAAAATTACAAACTTGCAAAAGGTATTATTGACAAAACAGATTATATAGTTGAGGAAGATAATGAATACAGAGATATTGTAGAAACACTTACTAAAGAAGATGCTTCAGCTTTTGAACTAAAATTTTATCCAATTATTCCAAATGTTATTAATGTTCTTGTTGCAGAATTTGCTAAAAGATCAACAAGATTAACATATAGAGCAATTGATGATTTCTCTTATAATGAAATGCTTGAGCAAAAAAGAGCTCAAGTAGAACAAACATTATTAGCAGATGCTTCAACAAAAATGTTAGCAGCAATGTTAGAACAAGGATTAGATCCAAATTCTGAAGAAGCCTCACAGCAACTTACACCAGACAATTTAAAGACACTACCTGAAATAGAGCAATTCTTTAAAAAGGATTATAGATCTATGGTAGAGCAATGGGCTGAACATCAGCATAAAGTTGATGTGGAAAGGTTTAGAATGGATGAGTTAGAAGAAAGAGCATTTAGAGATATGCTTATTACAGATAGAGAGTTCTGGCATTTCCACATGATGGAAGATGATTATGATGTAGAACTTTGGAATCCTGTTTTATGTTTTTATCATAAATCACCGGATGTAAGATATATTTCTCAATCTAACTGGGTTGGTAAAACAGAGATGTTTTCAGTATCAGATGTTATTGACAAGTTTGGGCATTTACTTACAGAAGAACAACATAGAGCATTAGAGTCTGTTTATCCTATTAGATCTGCTGCATACAATATTGGAGGTCTTCAAAATGATGGAACTTTTTATGACGGTACAAGATCTCATGACTGGAATGTAAATATGCCATCTTTAGCATATAGACAATATACTTCTTTCATGGCTGGTAATATTCTTGATGGATCAGATATTATCACACAGATACTTGCTGAAGGGGAAGATTACTATGATCAAGGTACAGCATATTTACTTAGAGTAACTCAAGCATACTGGAAGTCACAGAGAAAAGTTGGGCATCTAGTAAAGATAAATGAGAATGGAGAAGTATCAAATGAAATAGTATCAGAAGATTATCAAATTACAGATAAACCAATTTATGATACTAGATTATTTAAAAATAAAACAAAAGATAATTTACTCTTTGGAGAGCATATTGATTGGATTTGGATTAATGAAGTTTGGGGTGGTGTTAAAATAGGACCAAATGTACCTTCATTCTGGGGTATGAATAATCCTGGTGGATTTTCTCCTATATATATTGGAGTAAATAGAAATCATATTGGACCAATAAAATTCCAGTTTAAAGGTGATTCAACATTATATGGTTGTAAACTGCCGGTAGAAGGATCTGTATTCTCAGATAGAAATACTAAATCTACTGCACTTATTGACTTAATGAAGCCATATCAGATTGGATATAATATTGTAAACAATCAGATTGCAGATATTCTAGTAGATGAATTGGGTACAATTATTTTATTAGATCAAAATGCATTACCAAGACATTCATTAGGAGAGGATTGGGGTAAAGGAAATTTATCTAAAGCATATGTGGCAATGAAGAACTTTCAAATGCTACCTTTAGATACTTCTATTACAAACACTGAAAATGCATTGAACTTTCAACATTTTCAGAAATTAGATTTGGAGCAAACAAATAGACTAATGTCTAGAATACAACTTGCTAACTATTTTAAACAGCAAGCATATGAAGTGATTGGTGTTAATCCACAAAGAATGGGACAACAGTTATCTCAAACTACAGCTACTGGAGTAGAGCAGGCTCTACAAGCATCTTATGCTCAAACAGAAATGTATTTCATTCAACACTGTGATTATTTAATGCCAAGGGTGCATCAGATGAGAACAGATTTAGCACAACACTATCATTCTACTAAACCTTCTTCAAGATTGACATATATTACCTCTACTGATGAAAAAGTAAACTTTGAAATAAATGGCACAGATTTATTACTTAGAGATCTTAATATTGCAGTTAGTACTAATGCAAATCATAGGGCTATCTTAGAACAGTTAAAACAAATGGCTCTTCAAAATAATACTACAGGAGCTTCTATATACGACTTAGGTAAAGTTGTGCAGTCTGACTCTATTGCTTCTCTTAATGTTGTTCTTAAACAAGCTGAAGAAAAACAACAGCAGATGAAACAACAAGAAATGCAACAGCAACAGCAAATGCAACAAGAACAACTTCAAAAACAACAAGAGATTGAACAAATGAAGATTGATTCTACAGCTGCTGAAAATGAGAAAAATAGACAAAGGGATATTCTTGTTGCTGAAATTAGAGCTGCTGGTTATGGATCTATGGGGGATGTTAATCAAAACATGGTTTCAGATTATGCTGATGCTATGAAAGAGATAAGAGCCACAGAACAATACCAAGAACAAGCAGGATTACAGAGAGAAAAAGAAACTAATAGAATGACTATTGAAGCTCAAAAAAGCCAGCTTGAAAGAGAAAAAATACAAGCTCAGAAAGAAATAGCAGATAAACAATTACAAATTGCACAAGAAAATAAAAACAAATATGATTTAAAATCAGATAAGAAAAAAGAGTAGTTAGCTATATATTCCAATTTTTTTTTATCAAAGTTTTAAATTTTACAAGTTTATTTTGTATATTAAACTATAACACAAAAAACCAACAAGATGAGTGAAAACAATAATGACCTTGAAAATAAGGTTCAAGATTCTACAACGGTAGAACAGGTAGATGTAAATATTGATGATAT